AAAGAATTACCTGATGGATAGAACCATATTACTTCACCAAACAAGTTGTTTAGTCCAACGTTAATTAAATCTCTAGGTGTAGAGTTTAGATTATCATAAACAAAGTCTTCTACTAGACAGTCCATAGATTCTATCTGACCATCGTATTTAAAGAAACCATTCTCAGACATCCAGTACGCTGTACCATCTACCTCTACGCATGCATTCTTACCTATCAATCCACAGTTACTTCCTATCTGTTGGAAAGAGAAAGTAAACGGTGCACCTACAAAGGTCATTAAAAATAATGCCGTGTCAGTCCATACATAGATAGAATCCCTACCTCGTATAGCTCCCATAATTTTAGAACCCGCTGCAAGTCTCTGTGTACCTGCTGTGTTTTCTGCAGTCACAGTATACGCTTCTGTGCCATCAATATTTTCTTGATCAGAAAATCTAATAAACATAGCGTCTTGTGATGACTGTGTTCCCACAGTTGTTTCTGTTCCAAAGAATACTAAGTGTCGATCCGGTGTAGATACTAATACGTGTCGTGATGCTGTTGGTGCGTTTGCTATTATGGTTGCTCTTGTTGCTGTTGCATTTGATAAAGATGAGTCCCATTCAAAACATCTGTTGTTATATATAAGTGCAATAAGTTTTGTGCCAAAGTTATCTAATACCCATAGGCCAGGGTCAAGTGTAAAGTCAGAAGAAGATGCTTCTCCCCATGCAACAAAGTCAGAAATATTTGTAACGGTTACACCACCACTGTGTGCAGCTTTTGTAGTGCCGTTAACTTCTCTTGCACCACCACTTAAAATGTTTGTAGTGGTATTATTGTTTGTATAACTAATGTCCTCTGCACCAATTCTAATTTCACCTGTAGCAGGAAACTGAGATGTATCAGTTAAAGGAATATCAGTTACGGCATCATTAATACTAGAAGCTAATGTTGTTGTAACTGGACCGTTAGCGGTACCACTCCATAATCCTGTACCCCAACCAAAACCACCAACTTGTTGTGCTGGTCCTACGGTATAATAACATAAAACTTTAGTAGATCCTGTTGCACTTAATGGTGTGCCTGATTCTGTACTCTCTGCTGTAATTGTAAATGTATTTGCTGTAGGTGTTGAAGTTACCATGTATTTAACATCATCAAATGTGGCATTAGTATAAGTAGATGATCCCGTCACTCCCGTAACATCTTCAAACAAAACAATATCATCATCCGATAATCCGTGAGAAGTTCCACAATTTACTGTAACTGTTTTTGTTGATGATGTGCTTGAAAAAGTTGCACCTGTTATGGTTTGTCTAATAGGGTGAATGTCGTAGTAAGTACCTCCTGAGTAGACGTATAGAATTCTGTTAGTTCCAATAGCAGCATATTTGACACCTGCGTTATCGTCAAAATGATGTACTGCTCTAGCAGCACCTGCTAAGTTAGTTGCACCAAGCTGTGCCCAGCCACCTATTTTTTCCGGTGATCCATATCTAAATCTTACGTTATCTCCCCCGGTCCATTGTCCCTCGGCCCCGGTTGAAGTAACTTGTTTATTAAACCCAGGCAAAAAGCCTAATTTTTGTAGCATAGAAATTCCTGTTTTATTTAGATTATATTAAATTGAGCTGTAGATCAACGAGTTTTGAGTATACCCAATAGAGGTCTTTTATCATACAAATTTGACTTTTCAAACTGTCCGTCAACTTGATTATAGTAAAGATTTTAAATATTTTATATTTGTTCCCAATTTACTATATCTTCGTTCCAAGTATATATATTTGCATCATCAGGTTTATTAACTGGTGCTTCCCAAATACAGGTACCTTCGTTTAATATCCATGAATTAAAAGGTTTAGGAGCTATGAAAGCATCTTTATCTTCATCATAAGTATATCCTATTCCAGCATGATTTTTTCTGAAAGGTGTTCCACCTAAATTATGAACTCCACCATAAGTATTGTAAGACGTTTTTTTCCATATAGACCAACCTGTAAGTTTAGTTAAAAAGTCAATTCCAATAGATTCTTGTTCAACTCCATTACTATCATGTAACACTTCATTCACTACTGAAAGTACTTCTATTACTTTATTGTTTAAACCTATTTTTGCAAAACTTGCCATTATGCTGTGTAACTCCCTGAGCCATTAAATTGAAGTATTGTATTAACTCCTGATGTTGAAACTGCAGGAGAACCAGTTGTTGTTCCAGTATAACTAGCTGTTGGCATACTTAATATTACAACTCCTTTTCCACCTGCTCCACCTAAACTAGTACCAACTACTGCACTACCACCCCAACCAGAGCCTCCGCCGCCGCCACCAGTATTTGCTGTTCCAGCATCACCAGCTGTTCCACCACCAGAACCCTGACCAGATCCGCCTCCTCCTGAACCTCCGTTTCCAGATGTGCCAGCAGCAGAACCACCACCACCACCACCTGCTCTTGTAACCGCAGAACCTGTTATTGAAGAAGCTGTACCATTTCCACCAGCACCTGATGTAGTACCTGAAGCGTTAGAACCACTAGAACCAGCGCCGCCACCTCCACCAGAACCTCCAGTAGAAGATCCTCCTGAATAAGCTGCACCAGAACCACCACTATTACCTTGACTTGGACTTGTTGATGGTGTGTTACCAGCACCACCTGATTGACCACTATAACCATTACCACCTCCTGCACCAGAACCACCAGCAAAACCTGCACCAGTGGCATAACCATTTGCTCTACCACCTCCCGCAGAAGTTATAGTAGTTAAGCCAGTTGCTGAAATTTCTGAATTACTACCTTGATTACCTTCATAACCCGATCCTGATGCGCCACCATCTCCTACTGTTATTGTAATTTCTGTAGCAGATTGTAATTCTTGAGTTGATGTTCTATAGCCTCCAGCACCAGCACCAGCACCACTAATCCAACCATAAGAAGCACCACCACCACTACCACCGCCAGCTATAACTAAAAATTCAATATTATAAGGAGCTGCTGCTGAACCACCAGCACCAAATCCTAAAACTTGATAACCAAAAGACTTATATCTTCTTGATTGTACTTTTGTATTGTTCTTGCCTGAGGAGTTTAGGATATCTTTTAAGTTTCTCATATCTAAATTTATTACGCGTCATTAGCTGCATCAGTAGTAAAGAATATTTTAATACCTAAAAGTCTTGCTACTCCGGTATACGTATCTCCACCTGCGTTTGCATCTCTAAATATTTGAAAGTAAGTTTGTTGATCTACTGCAGGAGAACCAGCAATTGTAACTGCTGAACTTTCTGCCGAAACTTGTTGATCTTCTACCGTTCCTATACCAGCATCTGTAATATTTACTGCTGTTCCAAAAGCAACGTCAATAGTATCATTATCACCAACTGATACACCTTGTAATCCAAATATACAGTTTCCTGTGTTTGTAGTGCTTGGTGTCCAAAAACATTGGTAAGTAACTGTTCCTTCATTCCATGATTTAGGAAATGCTACTGAAAATTGTGCATGATCATCGGCGGTATCCGCAAAATCCATAACTTTCATGTCTGGTCTTAAAGCTGTTGTTTCAACCTGATTGGCTTCTGCACCATTAGTTTCTGTTGCATACATAGCTGAAGCTGGAATCCAAATAGTTTCTTTTCCAGCAATTTTAACTGCGGCTGTTCCTGATCTAAGGACCCCTGTTCCTTTAGGATCTATATTAATACCAACATTAGTTTCACCTGTTGCTGAAATAACCGGTCCAGTAACTCCTGTACCTGCGTTAGCTACAGTAATTTCATTTACTGCAGAACCTGTTGCGGTAAGATTAATTAATTCGTTTCCATTAGTATCTAAAATAGCTGTTCCAATTTTAGGACTAGTTAATGTTTTGTTTGTTAAAGTTTGTGTTCCCGTAAGAGTTACTTCATTAGCCTCACCTATATTTGCTTCATAAACACCTGTATTAGTTGCTACACCATCTACATATATAAGTTTCCATCCTTTATTATCAGTTGCCCAAGTGACTGTTGCACCTGAACCTGATACCGCTTTAATTTGTAATGTTTCTGCATTAGTAGTGCTATTTTTAATAAAATAAAAATTTTCTGTAAGAAGAGGAACTGTTAAAATTCTTGATCCTGTAAGAGCACCTGTTAATTCTATAACCCTGTGTTGAGCAGTACCTGTTAAAGCACCCTCTGCTATTGTTAAAGCTGTAGTTCCTGATCCTGCAACAGCTAAAGATAAATACCCACCTGTAAGTTGTTCTACAAGACTTAAATTTGCGTTAGTTTTTGTTCCCCAAGTACCAGCATTTTCGCCGGTTGCCATTAGCTCTAAGCCAAGATCTGTAAAAGTTGATGCCATATTAAATTTGATCTCCTATTCGAATATTCAAAGTTATTGTTGATATATATTTCATCTAGCCCACACTGTCAACATCTGTATAATTAGCATTTACAGTCCTAGTAACATCTGAATAACTAGCCGTCAAGATAGGGTCTACATTAGCGTATCCTAGAATAGCATTAAACGCCCCTACTTCAGCTGTTATAGATAAACCCGTTAGAAGACTTGCGTTAGTTACTTGAACCGTAGTTAATGAACCAATTGCGCTTGTAGCTGATAAACCAGATAAAGTTGCTCCTGTAATATTTGTAATTGCTAAAGAACCAACAGAAGAAGTTGCAGATAAACTTGAAGGAACTTCTATTAAATTAGATGCTATGTTAATACTACCAACAGCACTTGTAGCAGATAAAGCTGATAAACTTATTACATCTGCAGGCGCTAAAGCACCAACTGCTGATGTTGCAGACAATCCAGGTAATCCTATAGAATCTTCTGTTCCTAAAAGACCTAAACTAGATTGTAGACTTAAATTTGATAAAGTAATTGAAACACTTCCAACAATACTTAAACTACCTATTGCAGTTTGAGCAGACACACCGGTTATTCCAAAAGCCGTATCTGCAGGACTTAACAATCCTACGCTGGCTGTTGCAGATAAACCTGTTAAATTAAATACAGCTGAATCAACTGTACCCCAACCATTTTCGCCCCAATCTAAAGTACCCCAACCTGGTTTTATTGCTGTTGTTAAAGCTCCAATAGAAGAGGTTGCAGATAAAGACGGTAAAATTACATCAATTCCAGACTCACCCCAATTTTCAAAACCCCAAGTATCTTTACCCCAACCTGTTTCATTAAAAGAAAGTAAAGTTCCTAATGAAGAGGTTACTGATAAACCAGAAAGAGTAACTTGAATACTATCTTGATCACTCCATGCATTTTGTCCCCATTCAAGAACTCCCCAAGTAGCTGAATCTACGGTGTTTGCTTGTCCACCCATTCCTGAGTGATATTGACAATAATAATAAAGTTGTGGCGCAGAAGCTGCTACAGCTATTTGTGTGTAGGCTCCAGGATTTCCAGGTGTGCCATTGTAAGTTACACCAGTAGTATATTCACTTCCGCCACTATGTGTTCCATTACTTGTTGTAGAAAACTTAAAAGGATGACCACCGTTAGAACTGGCTGATTGATCAAATCTATATGTATAACCTTCAGCAAGATTTACAGTTTCTTGTAAAACTCCGTCTATGTAATATCTATTACCAGCACCAGGATTAGCTACTGTTACTGTAAGTACCCTTAGTACCGATGAGTCAACTGTGTTTGCTTGTCCACCCATTCCTGAATGGTATTGACAATAATAATAAAGTTGAGGGGCCCCAATAGCTACAGCTATTTCAGTATACGATCCAGCTTGTCCAGGTGTTCCATTAATAGTTACTCCTGTTGTATATTCTGAACCACCGTTGTGGGTTCCATTACTTGTTGTAGAAAATTTAAAAGGATGTCCACTATTAGTGCTATCTGATTGATCAAACCTATATGTGTTTCCTTCAATAAGATTAACGGTTTCTTGTAAAACTCCGTCTATGTAATATCTATTACCAGCGCCCGGGTTGGCGACTGTTACTGTAAATGTTCGGGTGACCGACATAAGGATTTTCTCCCTATGCTATCTGAACGATTGCGTTGCCGGCAGTTTGAGCTGGGAACTGAACTGTAAAAGTTCCGCTCGTTACAGTTTTATCAGCGCCAAAGTTTACAGCACAAACCGATCTGTTAGTTGTAAATCCTGTAACTGCTGTTGAATTATAAATTAAACAACCTCTTGCTGTAAATGTAGCTGAAGTAAAACTAACATCGTTAAATTTTACACATGCTGTGTTTGTTGATAGAACTGGATCAGCTGATGATGTTAAGGCTACTCCGCCTGCAGTGTAACCCGTGTTTGAAGAGCCGCCATCAGTTTGACTTTGACTAACTTCCAACGTGTTAGTTGGAACTGCATTAGCAGATGAAGGTGCTGTGTAAACAGTTGTTCCTTTACCCAGCGAAGCTGAGTTGCTTGAAAATAAAGCTAACTTATATGCGTTACCTGTTGGTGCACCACTTGAATCGTTAAAGTTGTGTCCACCCTGTAAAATTTCTACTTTGAATGAATTACATATTTCTGATGCTATTGCCATAATAAATCTCCTAGTTTAGGGTGACGGTGATTTGACTGGGATTCTAACTGTTCCATCCGTGTAGTCATCTCTTCTTCGTCTACCTAATTGTACTCCCGCGAATTTTTGTATCTCATTTTTATACTTTTGTTCGTACAATGTCAACATATCC